TGGTGTTGCATGACTTTCGTAAATATCATCACCAATAACTTCTGCACCAGAAACATATTTCTTTAACATTTGTTTTATCGTTCTACCACCACATTTAGGTACGTGAATAAACATTGAATTTTTAAGTTCTATTGCCATTTGTAAATACTAGTCCCGCTTTTAAAAAAAAGTTTTTCCTATCGCCATAACGATAACCTTTATTTTCTGGATTCATTTTAGATATAGTTTTAAATTGTCCTGTTAAGGCATCGTCATAATATAATCCATAATCTTTAAATACATCTATCCAATAACTTTCTTCTCTACAATTGACGTGATGATGACCAGGCCAACCTGGAGGTGCCGCAGTAACTATAGCAAGTTTACCTAATTTAAATAAAGGCATATAGTTTGATACATACTTTTCTTCTACGTGTTCTAAAAATTCTGTACACCAAACTAAATCAAAAGTCTTATCTAACTTTGCTTCACCTAAAGTAAAATCGTGTAGTAAAGAACAATCTGTATTTTCAATCACAGTTGGATCGCCATCTACTCCAAACCATTCTATGTTATTTCTATTTGCAACTTCTCTCATACCACCAGGACCACAACCAATATCTAACATAGATTTTATATTAAACTTATTCTTTACGTGTAAAAGTAAAGGTTCATCTATATTTGTTCTATTTAAATGTCCACCTAGATAATCTGGTAATTTACTCATTTATAAAACCTTACTGCTAAATGTTTATCTTTATGGCCATCTGGCATAAATTTTTTTACATTCTTAAAATTATGTTGTTCTACCAATTCTTTTAGTCTTTTAAAATCATAACCTGATTTATGTAAATCCCAATTACTATCATCACCTTCTCTTTGCCATCCCCAAAACCCAGCACGACAATGATCTTTTTCTTCTTCAGTTAATTTATCCCAATTATTCCATTGCCATAAATGTAAATTCATATTAGGTACTAACATAGTTATCTCTGCACCATCTACACATATATTATACCATGCGTTTAATGTTCTTTTTGCTTGATCGTGTGTTAAATGTTCAAAGAAATGACGTGAATATATTTCAGTTACTGTATTTGGTTTTATTTGTTTTTCTATATCCCAAGCGTTACACACAATATCATCTTCTCTAATTTTTCGCACATCAACTTGCGTGTAATCTTTTTTACGAGGGTTTTCACCACCACCAAATTCTAATTTCATTTTAATAACCTTTTATGTACTATACCACTATTTATTTCTGACATTTTCCATTGTGTGTAGGCGCAGTTATGTAACCACTGCGTTCTATCAAACTCTGGTAACTCTTTGTGTTTTAATACTTCTAATGTATGAAACGATACAGGATAAGCGTGTGATGTTTTTGATAACGATATACTTGGAACACCTTCACACACCGCTTCTATTAAACTATTACTTGAATACGAAATCGCAACTCTGGCGTTCTTAAAGTCTTTGTATATGTCTTCGCCACCATTGGTTACATTAAAGTTATTTAAGTTCTCACTAAAGAATACTTTGTTTTTAACTTTAATATCTTTTAGTGTATCTTTATTAAATCTAAATGTAAATCGTGGGTGTGGTCTTATCATAATGTCTTCATCTGTATATTTTGATATGTCTTCAATTGTTTTCTTTATAAAGTTTTCATAGTCACCAGGTTTCTTTACTAAATCATTTAGACTTGTATCTATAGGATTTTGTGTAAGTATTAATATGTAGTCACCTTTTTTCTTCCAAGGTTTAATTTCTATGTCTTGTTCTTTTTGTATTTGTTTCCATCTATCATCTGGTGAGTTCTCATTTTTAAATACACCATCACTAAAAGTATAATGATTTAAACCAACTCTAAAATAATAATCATCTGGTTTTTCTATATTTAAATTCTTTCTAAAGGTTGCTTGTTCTATAACCATTCTAGGTTTGTTTTGATCCAATATAAACTGATACTTTTCTGCGTTCTTCTTTTTCATTACACCTAATACATTTGTTTGTATGTAAGCGTCCGCTTTATGATTGTATCTTTCAGGATATTCTATTAGTTTAAAGTCTTCGTGTTTAGGAAATATAAACATTGCCTCTGTACTAAATGCGCCTTGTATACCTATGATGTTCATTCTACCTCCATACGATATTGTTTAAACTTTTCCCAATAGTGTCCATCTTCAACTTCTTTTAAACTCCAATGTGAGTTTACATAATAAGTCATAAACATATCTCTATTTGGTATCTTTGGATTTTCTATTTGTCCTAAATCACCAGAACCATACATTCTATAAAAACAAGCTGGGTGAGTTACAAATACAGGAACACCTTCCATTAAAGCGACAGCGCCAGAGGTACTTGTATATACAACACACGCCCAAGCGTTTTTCAAATCATCTAACAAATTTGTTTTTTCAATAGATGTATGTTCTACATTGTTAATATTGTTTAATATCCAATCTAAATTCTTTTGATCTTCTTTTAGTTTTTCTGTAATTACAAAATGTTTATGTGATCTGATAATTATTTTTCTATCTGTATATAATCTTAATCTTTGTATGACTTCTCTCGCCCATTCATAACAACCTGTACCAAAAGATGAGAACCCACCACTACCTCTATTTAAACATAATAATATATGATCGCCTGTTCTTCGCCAGTCTTTTATTTGTAAACCTAGTTCTTTTTTAACTTGATCTGTTCTTTTAAATGATGTTTCATCTACAGGTAAGAAGTCAGCTTCGTGTGAGTGAATTGATCTATAAGGGTATCTACGATATACATTTTGTATATCTTTTTCTTTTTCATAATAACCTAAAACATTACTATCTAAAAAGAATATTTGTTTATCTGTTTTTTTATCTACAACTTCTTGTCTTAAAATATGACTTTTAGAATTTACATCATCTGATTTATAAGCAAAGATGTAACTATAATCTGATGGTTTAAAAATATTGTCTTCTATGTAATTTACTTTTATTCCGTGTTTCTCAGCGCCTTTACCAAATGATAATAGTTTATCTACTTTACTTCCACTTGTGGTTCTTAAATAGATGTTTAGTGTTTTCATTATTCCAAATCAATTTTATTAGAGTCTTCATACATCTCAAACCATTCTTGCGAATAGTCACAGTCTTTATAGTTTTTAAAATATGGTCCACCTTTTGTATAGTGTACTAACTTTGCGCTATAGTTATGTTCATATTCACCTACTAACCAATTCCATTCTTCGTCTATCTTACCAATTAAGTCTTCACTTTCTAACCATTTGAATTGATGAAGTTCTAAACCACTGGCGTTGTTTACATAATCTGGTGTTAACGCTAAACATTTACTACAATTAAATATCATCATACTTGACCAGTTCTTTTTGGGATAAACTGTTTGTGGTTGATTTTTAAACTTAACTGTGGTGTTTGGTGTATAGTCGTGTTGTACACATTGAACAGCGTATTGTGTTGTTCTTTGTCGCCATAGTAAAGATATATCCGCTCTTGCTAACATATCACAATCCATAAAGATAGCGTGACCTGAATAGTTACAAAGATACGGAACCAAAAATCTACTAAACGCAAACTCTGTTGATTGTATTTGTAATCTTTCTCTAACAAATATATCTTTAATGTTTTGTAATCGTATCGGTGTAATTGATATTGGTTGTGTGGAGTGTTTTAATAAACTATGTGATAATGTACTAAACGCCACCTTTTCGCTGTCATCATATCCTATAAAAATTCTTATCATAAATTCACCTCCGGACTTTTACCTATTAGTTTTCTTTTACCTTTTGTATGGTCGTAAACTGTACCTAATATTGATCTTGCCTGTACGTGTCCAGGTCTATTGTCACCAATATTATTATTTTGTACTTTCATATCTTCTTCAAAAACTTTTCTAACATAATCCCAAACATAACTATCGTGGTACTCACTTAAACTATATATCTCATCATAATCATACATCTTTTTCATATAACGAGCATAGTTTCTCGTTTGACTATGCTGCATATTAAAATACAAGAAACCACATTCACTATAATTACTTCCACGACCTAGATATGACATCATACAATCGTCTTTATGAATATGTTTTTTAATCCAGTTAACATCTATTGATTTATAAAATACACTATCTGCGTCAATACAAATTAAACCATCTACGTCACTTGAACAATTATCAATAGCGTGTGTGTAAGCATAAACTTTATATGAAAATCTTACACCATCTTTCTTAAAAGATTCTACTTTTCTATGTTTATTTCTTTCTATGAATTTTTTGAGATCAGGTATTTTATCAAACATATCATCATCTTCATTATAAACAATTAAATCAAATGGCCAATTATATGTGGATTGAAATCTGTGAGCGTATTGTTTAAATAACTTATTATTCCAACTAGTGACTACTTGAATTTTCATAACCAACTTTCGCAATGTAAAAACTATCAACAATATCTGATACAGGATTACCTATCTTTTCTACATCAAATATTTTCTTCAAGTCCGTGTTTGTTTCTTTAGAAAATGATTCATACATCAAATCTTTATCAGCATTTCCTTTACCAGTTGCGCCTTTCTTAACTACACTTGGTACCACTGTTTCATAATCAATACCAAACTCTTGTAATCTATATTTTAAGATACCACAGTTTTCAGCAATTTGAAATACTGCTTGTCCTTTTGATCCAAAGGAGTAACCTTCTATGAATACTTTTTGTGTTGTATGGATTGTTTCTTTGATTGTGTCAAACGCCCAATCTGATATTTGACTAAATCTATGTATAGGTGTATTGTATTCTTTGTGTTCGAAACCAAAGATATTTTTTGACATTGGTCCAATGTATTTCTTTTTATTTGTTAAAAAGAAAAACTGACTATTTTCAAATACAAAATCTGTAGTAATACAAATGGCAGGACTTGTTAAACTATAATCAATTCCAATTATCGTCTTCGGATTCGTTTGTCCAAATTTCTTCGTCATCTTCTAGTTCCTCTACTTCGTGTCCACAGAATGGACAAGTTAATGGTTCTAAATCCTGAACCTCTATGTCCCACTCTACTGTATATTTAGTTTCGCAACTAGAACAAGTTTTTTGTCTTTTTTCAAGCATTATAGTTTGAATTTTTTAAATTGATCCTTCTTAACATCTTGTTTAATACCACCAATCACATAACTTTCGATTTCTGTTTCTTGTGGAGCGTTTTGTGTTGATCTACTATTTAACCAATGGTCAACCCAAGGTAATGGGTTTGTCTTTTGTTCGTAAACAGGTTTTAATCCAATTGCTTTCATTCTTCTATTTGCCATATATTCTACGAATTGATGTAATAGTTTTTCTGATAAACCTATCATAGAACCTTGAGAGAACAAGTAAGTCGCCCATCTCTTTTCTTCTTGTACTGCTTCATCATACATTTTATATACATCATCTTCAGTATCTTTAATTACTTTGTTCATCACTTTATCATTTTCTACATCTCTATAATTGTTTATAAT